TGTTCTTGCAACAAGTGTATCAGCACCAGATGGGATTGTTACAGTTCCACCATTTGTAATGGATGCGATAGTTGGTGTAGTTAAAGTTTTATTAGTTAGAGTATCAGTCGTAGCTCTTCCTACAATTGTATCAGTACTAGTTGGAAAAGTTAGATTTGATAACGCAGAACCGTTACCTAGTTTGGTGTAGATTTCTACGAAGTTGTCGTTAATCTTGTCTCCACCAGTTCTAAGGTCATCACCAGTACCGTCATTAGCGGAAGAACCAAGACCTAATGCTTGATATGCCATTTTAGTTGTCTCCTAATTTAATATTTTTCATTTATCTATTTATTTATGTGGGTAAATCCCCTACGTCAAAAGTTTTTGTACTATTATCAAACTTAAATGCGTTTGATGAGAACCTTTCTGGTATTGATGTATTATCAAACTTTAAGTTATTTTTATCAAAAGTCACAAATGCATCATCAAATCTAGGTATATTTGACCCAAAGTTTACTGAAGTTTGTGCATCAAACTTATTTATACCACTATCAAACGTAGTATTTGTATCACTGAAATCTATATTGTATTGTCCAACAGTATCCCTTGGAACTACATCACCACCAGAACCATCAAACTTAACAGTAGAACTGTCAAACTTAATTCCAGTATCACTCATTAATGTTGTAAGAACAGTTTCATCAAATGTTTCTGTACTATTATCAAATGTTATAAACGTATTATCAAATGCGTTTGTTCTTGCACCACCAGAAATTGTAATCTCGCCTGGGGGTGGAACATTAATTCTTGTATTAAATGCAGCTAATGGTATTTTGCCAGTTCCGTCATCTACTTGGTCAATACGAATATTTGCAAACTGACCTATTGTAAATGATTGGTCATTCGTTCCATCTAAATTTGTTGTCCTTGTAAGACTTGGATAGTTTGGTATTGCCTCTGTGGTGTTTGGGCCGATACCAAATGCATATCTTGGAAGAAGGTCTAGAGTTGGGCCTTGTGCAGAAGGTGTTCTCACAACACCAACAATAACATTATTAATTCTTGTTAGAGTTGTATCTCTATTTGTATTTGGAAAACTTGTTAAATCATCTGAACCAACTTTTGCAGTTGCTTTAATTGACGTTCCATCATCTACTGTACCAAGTCTACGACCAAACACTGTAGTAAAGATTGTTCTCAATGTAGATGCAAGTTCTGGTGAATATGAATCTACTGTTTGTATACTTACTTGTGCGTTTGCACGACCAACCACTTCAACCTCACCAAAGACTGCCCAACCAGCTGGATGAACAGTTGACTTGATTGCATCTCTCCATTCGTTAATTGATTGTCCAACTTTGATAACATATGAATAATCTTGATAATAATAGCTATCTTGAACTCTAATATTAACTTCAGATACTTGTCCTTCTGAATTTAAAAAGTTACCAGCAGTATTTGCAATCGTTCCAACTTGTGCAGTACCAATTGCAATATCAATATTCGCAATCGTTCCAGATGCACCAGAGGTTGTAATACTATTTCCTACCGAAAGGTTTGCAGCAGTATTAAGAGAAATTAATTGTCTGTCAGTATCAAACGCAGTGACAGTTCCAGAGTGAGAAGTTAATGTATCTCTTGCTAAAAAGTTACCAGTTATATCTTTTAGAATTGCGTGACGAAATGGAGTAATCGCTGGTGCAGAAGAATACAACAAACCTTGGTTAGTAAATTCAAAAGATGCAATTGCACCAATACCAGAATTAGATGCGGCTACAAGTTTTGCACCACTACCATTTGCAGTTGCAATACTAGAAACAATTGGAAGTTTAGAATAACCAGCACCACGACCAATTATTCTAACATCAGTAATCTCTCCAGATTCGTTTGCATTACTTCCAGGCGCATTTCCAAATGTGCCTGTTTCCAGAACAATCTTTGTTCCTTCATAACTATCATTATAAAAAGGTTGACTTGTTTCTTCAATTGTGATATGGTCAGTTGCACTCATTCCATATGCAGTTAAACTTCCACTCTCTGGTGCGATACCACCACCAACAACTGAAATGGCTGCAGCTGCACCGACACCATCAGTTCCAGTATTATTTAAAACTAAGTTTTCACCTACCTTATAGTTTTGACCAGCATCATCAATAATAATTTCATCAACAACACCTCTAGTTACATTTTGAACTTTTGCAGTCGCACTGTTACTACCACCAGATGCAATGTTAACTATCTGGTCAGCAGTATAATACGAACCACCATTTGTAACAGTTGAACCAGCAATAATACTATATGGTTGAAAAGAAACAAGTTGGTCTGATACTGTGGATGTTCCAAAAACAATTTCATTTTCTAAAAATGTTCCGTTAATAGTTGCTTTGTCTAATTCCAATTCAACCACATCTTTTGTAGCTTCTCTGAAAGAAACAGATGCAGTTACAATCGCAGTTGCGAAAGAAGTTTGTCCAGTTATAGTTTGTCCAATTAATTCAGTTGCACTTCCATTCACTGGAAGAACTCTCATAATATCTCTAACACTCCAAGTACCATCAGAGACACGCAACATATTATCTGTGGGGAATTGTACTTGAGGAGTTTCGTTTAGAAGTAATCTAAAAAATAACTCATGACCTTTCTTTGTACCTTTTGCAAGGTAAAGGTCACGAATGTTTTTAACAAGTTTTCTTTTATCTACACCAGTACTAACATTGTCTACAATACCTTCAAGAAAAGAATCTCTAAACTTATCTAAGAAAGAATAAAGAGTTGCATCAACATTTGAATAATTAAGAAGCTGTTGAATACTAGAAACTGGATTTGGTCTATATGTTTCTAAAGTTCCAGATGCATTTGAAGTTGCACCACTTAATATTTCACCAATTATAAAACGAGTTTGAGATGTAACAAATAATCTTTTGTTATCATCTACATCATCAACTAAAACTTTTGCAGTTGCACCAGATGTTTGTCCAGTGATTGTTTCCCCAATATCAAACTTAACATCAGAGTCTTCTAAAACAATCTGGTCACCATTTTCATCTAGTACAAAGTTTACAGATTCAGTTTCTTCTCTTATATAATTATTAACTTCACTAAAAGTAACTTCTGAACTTTCTAGAAACTGATAATATAATTTTACGAATTGTGAAAATACTGGATGGTCTGACTGAATAAATTCAGGCAGTTGATTTTGTATATGAGTTGATACTTTATTTTTTACAGTATTATCATTATTCGCCATAACTAGTATCCACTAGAACTACCAGATGAACCAGAACTTGATGAACCAGAACTCGTTGTACTTGTTGAAGAAGAAGATGCACTAGAACTTGAACCACTATATGTACTTGTTGTCGCAACACCTACACCAGCAGATGCAGAACCAGTTGCAATTGTATCTACGTTTGCAGTAACGATTAAGTTTGTAGTATCAATTTCTAGAACTTGATTTCTTACTGCAATAATATCATTTGATTCTGGTTTAACAATCAATCTAACTTTGGTAGAAGCTGCACCATCAATATTTGAAACTGCAATTATATTAAATGATGTTAAAACAACTTGACCACTTACATAGTCAATAGTTCCAGCAGTTAAATTCTGATATGTTTTAGTTGTACCATCAACGACATAATACATTCTGACATTACCTTGACCATCATCATTCAAAAACATTTCATTTGTATTATCAGAGATAGTAAAACCAGATGAAGACAATATACCACCAGAGTCAGAATTGTGTCCAGAATGTGGATTATACAATGGGTTACTAAATGGAATTGTATATTTTGTTGAAGTATTAAGTGTTGGTGTAAAATCTTTACTTAAATTGATAGTTGTAATGTTAGATGTAATTGAATCATCAACTCCATCTATTAAAGTTGTAAATGGAGAATACCTAAATGCACTGTCAAATTTTGTAAGATTATTTGTATTATAATTAGTAATTGTTGTGGTAACATTTGATATTAATGTTTCTTGTGCTTTAATTGTGTTCTTAGAATTATATGCAAAGTTTACATTTAATCTAAGTTTGGTATATTCTGGGTCAACAATCTCTGGAGTAACAGATGCAACTGTGTAATTGTTTTTTAAATTTTTAACAATATCCAATTTTGCAGAAGACGTAATTGAACCAGTAGTTGGAACAATAGAGATATAAACTTTTCCATATGTAGGAACATCATTATCTTCTCCACCGTACACTTGAACTGATTTTGCATTTGCATATACTTTAGGAACAATCGCTTTAAAATCATTGACTGTCACTGCACGACCTTGAGCTGCATAATCAAGAGGTGCGTTAAATTTAATTGATTGTATACTCTCTTTTTCTGCACCACCAGTTGCATTACCAACTGTTGCAGTTGTAATATCAGTGATAGTAGATATAGTTGCAGAAGTTGTAAAGTTTGAAGCACCGTTTGCTTTTGTTTTATTTGTTACAACATACCTCATACGAACAATGTTTCCATCCGATAATGCTTTACCAATAATACCATCACCGAAATAAATTTCAAACTTACCATCCACACTTTCTTGTAGAAAATAAACATTTGATGTTGAAGATGTTTGTGTACTATCAGTCGCAAGAGTAAATGTAGTAGAAGAAGTTGAACTTGCATTATCAAAAATATCTACAAGTAAAGTTGTTGTATCTCCGTTTTCATCATTTACATGAAACTTTTGGTCTACGTTTTTTGTATCTACGGTATAACGATTAGTTATATAAGTTCCTTCATAGATTGGAATATTAGAAAAAGATAGAATACCATTTGTAACTTGTGTGTTATGTTCTGCAACAGTAACGAACTGATAGTTCACACTATCAATCACTGTAGTAAAAACTGTACCCACTGGAATAGTTGCAGAAGTTAATGCACCAATATTATTTAAAGTAACATTAACATTTGCAATAGGAGCTCTTGCAGAGTTTGGAGTATACCCTAATGTTTTTGCATGAGACACAACTGAAGAACGAACAGATGCAGTATCAAGAAAAGATTCGTTTGCAACCATATTCATATTCATTGCAAGGTAATGTGTATTATAAGAAAGAACATCTAACAATGCACTCATACCAGAACCTTCAAAATCATAATCAGTAAAGTCTGATTGATTTCTCATAAAGGTTTTTAAATTAGATTTAATATCATCAAAATCTAAATCGGTTACATCTAATCTTTTTTCTGTGGTTGCCATTATCGTAATCTCTCTAATGTAAATGATAAATCAACAAGTTCAGTTGGTGCGTTCTGAATATAGAACTCAACAATAACTTCATATTGATTATTATCAAACCTTGGTATAACTTCAACTGAAGTAAGTAATGCTCTTGGTTCAAAGTTTGTAATTACATCTGTTATTTTTTGTTGTAGTGTTTGTGCAGTAAACGGAGTCATATTTTCAAATAACATATCACGAACACCAGATGCAATCTCTGGATGAAAAGGTTTTTCATACTGACCAATCTGTACAAGATTACGAACACTTCTCTTTACAGCAGATGCATCAGTTAAAACATTAATCTGTTTAGTAACTGGATGCCTACCGAAGTTAAGATTTAAGTCTTTGTATATTCTTGCAGAACGAGGTGAATCGTTTGTTCTTTCTGCATCTCTATATGCTGGTTGAACTGCCATTATGCTTCTAAACTCCCATAAGGTTTACACTGATAGTTTATTGTTTCCCAGTGACCATCCCTCATAACTTCTAATTCTGTTTTCAGAACAACGCACTCTTCTTTATTATCAAAGAAATGTACATTCTGATATTTACAGTCCGTATCAGAAAAACACGCTGTCAATAATAAAGTCCAAACTACTTCCATTGTAAGCCTCTCTGTTTATTTATACATAATACCCAAGGGATTTAAGGGTTGGTTTTGCCCAACCGTACTGACCAGTTCTAGAACCATTCGGCCCCCACTGTCTTACCCCACCGATATCTAAGTGAATAAAGTTTGCACCACTACTAGAACTAAAGTATAACCCCATACCCTTAATACCAGCAGCTGCAGCTTTTCTAATAAAATCTAGTCTTTGTTCTTTCGTTGTATTGTTCATAAGTACATCACAAGCAAGTCCTTGTTGGTGTTTACTTTTCTTTGCACCACCGACCTTTGCATTATAAGATGAAGAACGATACGCACTTGTAATTGATAAAGTTGCACCATATGATGTTGCAAGGTCTTCTAGTATCTGTCCTAGTTTTGGATTGATTCTTGAATCAGTATGTCCTAAGAATCTTAACTTACCATCTAGGTTATATCCATTGATTGCAGTGTATTCTTGGAAACTAGAACCACCAGTATAACTTTCTTGATTTAAAGATGATTCTGTTTGGATAGGCCCTGCTTCACCAGTAACAGGCGAAGTACCACCAGCACCACCATCTCCATATTCAATACCTTCATTTTCATCTGGGTCAATACCATTTGCAACTTCCACTTCACGACCATCCAGAATAGAACGAGCTTGTGTTGAATCCATTGTAAGGTTAGCGTATCCATATGCTTCTTTAACTTTCTCTACTGGTTCTAATTCTACCACAAGTAATTCTGATTCTGTAACTTCTGTAGGTTCTGTCATTGAACCAGCGTTAGTTCCAATCTTCACAGATAGAGATGCAGCTTCAATTTTGTTAGAACCATCTGAACCAGAAATTCCTGCTGGGTCATCACCACTATCAACTTGGTCATCAAGTCGAGCAGCACCTTTTGTACCTTGGTTAATATTTGCAGTAGTTCCATCTATAGTAATATCAGTACCACTATCTAAATCAAAAGTAGTTCCAACACGAATAGTAGATGACTCTGTAATATTCTTTTCATAAGTAGTTCCTATAAACTCTTGAACTTTTGTTGTATAGTTTCTTGTAATATCTGATTTAATATGTTCATTAAATTTTTCACCATATATATTTGTAACTGTAAAATCAACTGAAGTTGTTTTGAAACCATTCTTCACAATCTCCTTTGAGAAACCTTCAGTAGTTCCACCACACATAACTTGCTCAAGTTTATTTCCTTGAACTAAAAGATTCATATTACCATCTACTTGTATATTCCAATCTTTCTTTACATACATATTACAATTTGATTCTACTGTGATGTTACAATTACCACCAACGTATAAATGGTCAGAACCAGCGACAACATGATAACCATCACCAACAATCTTTACAGTTCTATTACCACCACCATCAACTTCATAGAAAGTTCCAGCTCTGTGATACTCATGAATTCTTTCATTCTTTTCTGTATCATCATATTCTCTAATGTGTCCACTCTCTGATTCCATTACATGGTTCTTTGGGTAGTCTGCTTGATAGGCAGATGCTGGTTCTCCAAATGGAGTTCCGCCTGCAACTGGAATGTTGATATAGTTTGCTTGGTCTGTTGCTTTTGTTGTTAACATCTTATGACCAAAACCAGTTTCATTTCTTGCAAGTCTATTCATATCAGACTCGTTGATACTGTGGTCACTTGATTCTAAAGGTGTTGGTGGATATTTTGAAATATTATATTCTGGCTTTGACTCGTCATCACTTCTACGATTAGGGTCATGAAATCCAAAGTTTGGATTCCCTGCTTGGTTTGGTACACCAGGCAATGTTCCGATAACAATTGGTTCTTGTAATGTTTCTGCATCACGAAAGAAACCAACAACCCAAGTTCCTTCAACTATGAACCCAGGCGTATCTCCCCACCCAGCCATTGAGGGTGTATGTATATTCTGCATTACCCATGCCCAAGGTAAATCCTCAGTGGGTATTTTTGTTTTATTGTCTGTATGATATCCTACGCAACGAACACGAACACGACCCAATTTAGTTGGGTCATCTCTTGATTCAACTACTCCAGTGAACCATACAAATCCATCTTGACCTTGAAAGTTTTCCATGTGATTATTTAGTGCGACAAATAAAAAAAGAGAGAACCGAAGTTCCCTCTCTCCCAATCCGAAGATTGTTCTCCTTTACTTGTGTCACTCTTGTCTAATCCCCTACTAGTATTTCAGCGATAGGTACGCACCTAAGTTGAGATATGCGTGGTGGAGTTTTAAAGTTTTAAGACTGTTAAACCCCACTAGGAAAATTAGTCTCGCAATTTCAGTTTTAAATTTTAGAGAGTTTAAAACTGGGGGCAAACCTCAAAAGAACTCTATTCTTTATTTATACCACAACATTAATATAATGTCAAGTCCAAACTTCATTTAATTTCATTGCACTGTCTTTTATCATATTAGTATATTTAATATCATATCCAGTTCCAGCAGACAATGCAGTTTTTGTAACTAGATGTTTATGCATATGTGTTAACCCATCATACTTATCTAAAAGAGTTTTACACAATGCATCAAATTCACTATCAGTAATTAAATTAATATCTTTCTCATAATAAAGATATGAGAACATTAAATAATATGGGATTAACATATTAGGATTCTTTTCCCATATTCTATTTTGCGACAATGAAACCACCCACTATTGTCATTGATATTCCAATCAACATGACAGTTAACATTTCACCGATAGTGTTTGCATTTTCCATACACTTACCATCACAATCATTTCCAGAACCAGCGATAGCCATTATTCCAGCAATAATTAAAATTCCACCAATAACATTCTTCATGATATATTCCACTTCACTTCAAGTTTACCTTTTTTCAAACATTCTGCAAGATACTCAACGTAATTGATTGCAGACCTTTTCTCATCAGAAGCACCTTCAGTCAAATTGATGACAGCACTTTCTAAATTTTGAATCATTGATTTTTCAGCTTCGCCGAAGTTCATTACGAACTGACCTTCTGAATTTTCAACAAACATTTTTTTCTCTTTCCAATCTTGATAAAAATAACCCATTATAAATTCTCCAAATGTTGTTCAAGGGGAATAGCGTTCATCTCTTCTTCAGTAGGAACACCAACTAATTTTGCAATCTTTTCTAAAGCAAGTTGTCCGTTTGAGGATAACCTATCAAAATCCCAATACATCTCAACAACTAATTCTTGTAATCTTTCTTTATTCATTTTTAAAACCTCTCTCTTGATTATATTAATACTATATCAGACTTTTTAACTAATGTCAACCCCTAAATGAAAACCCTTTATAATCAAAGGGTTACATTATTGTCAGCAAGAATAATATCTCTGACTCTTTCCCTATCTAGCGAATCACCATCACCCCAAGTATAGTTTTCTGTTTGTGAAGAAATATACTTTTGAGTTGCTTTGATAATCATAGTATTGGTCAAACCCTTAATAGGATAGATACCATTCTTTTCATTGTAGAATGAATCTACATAAGGAATAAAGTCACACAACTGATTTACGATTGTTTCTATTTTAGTCATTACACCACCTCATATTCTTTGTTCCACTTACCAACATTAATTGATACATAATAAGCAACATCAAAATAGTCACTCTGAATATCATTGTTGTTGTAATATTTCTTACCACCAGCAAGTCCAGGCGCTGTGTGGGCAATCTCAGAAACCTTACCTAAGATTTTTGCATTATCTTCACCGTAGAAATTCTCTAGATGAAAATGATTAATCTGATGATGACCATCAAGATTAGCAATTGTAGTTTCATGAGTATACCTATCAAAAGATTCAAACTCTGCGAACCTTGGGCCTTTCATGAAATTAACATTGACACCTAAATGGTGGTCACGAGTCACTGAAAATTTATATTGGGGAAACTCTTTGTTTAGTGCAACCCTAATATGTTTAACGTCTTCTGCTGAAATATATGCCATTTGTTTTCTCTCTTTCTCTTGATTATGTATATACTATAACATTGTTTTCAGAACAAGTCAAGTGTTATTTTCAATTAATTTTGGTGTGGAAAAACCTAAATAAATCAATAGGTTAGGAGACAAGATGATACAGATAACAGATAGTGCAAAGGATTATTTAACGAGTATGACCGAATCG